AAGTTAGTCGCAGCAGCAGAGCGTGAAGCGTGTGCGAAGGTGTGTGAACAACCTATAGACGAAATACAAATTACGGATGACTGCTCAGAGTTGGTTTATATGGGTGGCAAAGAATGCGCTTTTGCTATCCGCGAAAGGGGTGCGCCGTGAAACTACGGCCATACCAGGAAGAGGCCGCCGACTTCTTGTACGAGAACGATCGCGCGTTGGTGTTGGCGCCTGTGGGTGCCGGCAAGACCGCGATCACGTTAACCGCAATGGGTGACATCATTGCCGACAAGATCGCGCAGCGTTTTCTTGTACTCGCACCCAAACGCGTCTGCACCAGCGTCTGGCCGGTCGAGGCGCCGAAGTGGTCGACGTTAAAGCTTGGCGTGGCCATCGGCACGTCTGCCGAGCGCCAGAAGGTGCTGACGGACAAAAGTTATAACATTGTTGTAATCAACTACGACAACCTGCAATGGTTAGTCGGGCAAAATTTGAGCGGCTTTGACGCGATCGTGTTCGACGAGCTGACCAAGCTCAAGAACCCATCGGGCAAACGCTTTAAGGCATTGCAGCGCGTGATCGAACAGTTCCCGGTGCGCTGGGGCTTGACCGGATCGTTCACTAGTAACGGTCTAGAGGACGTGTTCGGTCAGTGCAAGATCGTCGACGAGAAGCTACTCGGCCGTGCGAAGGGCGCGTTCATGCAGCAGTACTTCGTTTGCACCAATCGCGACTTCGGCGACTGGGCGCCGCGCAAAGGCGCGCTGGAACAGGTCATGCGACGCATCAAGCCGGCGACGTTCCTACTGGAGCCGGGCGATTACAAGGACAAACTGCCGCCGTGTCATGTTGTCGAGTTGCGCTGCGAGATCGACGATCGTCAGCCGTATGAGACGATGAAGCGCGACTTCGTGGTGGACTTCCCTGACGCCCAGGCGGTGGCGGCTAACGCGGCCGTGGTGACTAACAAGCTCCAGCAGATGGCGTCGGGTTTTGTTTACGACACGACGAAACTCGCCAGCGCCATGCCCGGCAAATTCACCGTCACCAAGAAAGCGGTGTGGTTCAGCAGTCACAAGTTCGATTTGTTGCATGACCTTTTGGAGGAAAACCAACATGCCAATACGATCCTGGTTTACCAGTTTGAGGAGGAACTGGCGGAGATTAAAAGGCGCTATCCGCAGGTTCAGACATTGGATGACGTGGATGCGGTGGAGCGTTGGAATAAAGGGTTGGTCGAGCTTATGGCCATTCACCCGAAAAGCGCGGGACACGGACTCAACCTACAGTACGGAGGGAGCTGCATTGCTTTTATATCCCTACCGTGGTCCCTTGAGCTGTACGAGCAGACCGTCGGACGTCTGCATCGTTCCGGGCAACTGCGAGAGGTATGGGTGTATATCCTTATGGCACAGAGAACGGTCGACGAGAAAATCTGGGCCGCCCTGCACGACAAACGAGCCATCTCAGACATCGCATTGGAGGCATTGAAATGAGATATCTACTTTTACTGCTGCTGGCTGCGCCGGCTTTCGCTGGCGTGAGGCTAGTCGAAACGCCGCCCGCGCCGCCGCCGCCAACTAAAGGCGCGACAGTTTTAATACCCGCGCCCAATGTGCTCTATACCGTCTATTTAACTGGCGCTGGCACCCGCGCTGTGCTGACACCAGAACAAGGCGGCGTATGTTGGAACCGATACAAGATGTTTGAAGTTAATCGGTATAGCGAAGCAATGCGCGGTTGCTGGTCGCAATCAAACGGCATCGTACATATTGAATTGCAAGACGGTGATCGCCGCGCAATTCCTGCCGTGCAGTTTATTCAGACGACGCCGGAAGCATTACGATTTTGATAAAGTCTACGGAGGTAGCTATGAAGCGCCTGGATTACTGGAAAGCGCAACACAAGGCCGCGCGGGCAGAATACCGCCAGCGCAGCAAGGAATACAACCAAGCGGCTCGGGCACTGTTTCGAGCCAGTCAGAAACTTGATCGAATAGAGGTAAAAATTGCAATCGAAACATCTAAGCTGGCGCGCGCTTAACGACCGACTGCCGTCCATGACGGAGGATGAGGTCTTCGCGCTACTGACGCACGAATCCATACATGAGCGCCGCAGCTCCATTTTGCAGCGCCTGCACCAACGCTACTGCGCCCTACGCGACGCACGGGAGCGGATCGAGATCATGGCCAAGGCGGTACGACCATGAAGTGTATGCAGTGCGGGGAGCGGACGTATGTCGTCAACGTCATCAACATGTCCGGCGGGCTGCGCCGTCAGCGCCGGTGCAAGGAATGCAAGTTCAATGCCTACACGGCCGAGGTGTGGCTGAAAGCAACGGCCAACGGCGCGGAGCCGGTTTATACTAAAGAGGAGGCAGCGTTAATAAAAAAGAAAGAGGTTGACGTTCGCCGAGCAAATGAAGATAGGAGAAAAACCGATGTTACATAAAGGAAGATTCGTTCAAGACAACACTGTGGTAAAGCCTGCGCCGTATGACACCGGCAAGGTCAGGATTGGCGTGTTCTACGATCCGCCACTATTCCAGCGCGCGTCGACGCCTGAAGAGCGGTTTATGCAGGACGTGGTGCTGGGGACGAAACCCTATAAAGAGTCGTCCCTCACCAAGTTCTTCGGGAGACTGCTGCGGATATGAAAGACCTTGTGGTGGTGTACTACGCGGCGATCGCGTTGGCGACGTTCGCTTTTCTGGCCATTGGTTTACCTGAACCCAAGGGGCCGTCACCCACAGAGTGCGGGTCGCGCGATACCGTCATTATGACGACGCGCGACCGCGTCATTTGCCAGCAACTGCGGCGCCGCCTAGTTTGAGCCGGACGGCTTCGTACTGGGCGTAGCACTGCTTGAGGGCGAGCCGGACTTCGTCGGCTTCTCTGGCGAGTCCAACAACCACTTCGCTATCCTGTCGGTAAAGCTCTCTTGGGGTACAACCGCCTGATCCAGTACCGGTGGCACCGGGCACGGCACCGGCTTCGGTGGTGGGGCGCTCGGCGCGGTTGCGCAGGCTGTTGTTAAGAGCGGTATTCCTAGCAAGCAAATCACGCGTTTCACGATCCTTCTCCTGTCTCAAGTGATCAGCGTCCGCCTGGATCGCCTGTTGTTTTTCAATCGACGCCTGTAACGCCTTCGCGTGTTCTGCCTGCTGCTTGATGCGCTCGGCGTCCCACTCGGCCTGCACGACCATCTTGCCGTGCGACGTCCCCTTGACGTAGCCAGCGCCGCCCGCAACGACCACTGCGATAACGGCACCAGCAATAAAATAGGGGTTCATTTCGGCGGTACCTTAGTACCTTCGAGCTTTTTATGGACCTTGATGGTCTTGCAGACTTCCATGTCCTTACCCTTGACCTTCTCGACACGGCAGACTTTTTTCATCTCACCGCCAGCAAACGCCACCATCGGCACAAACGCAATAAGTGCAACGAGTTTCTTCATGACGATCTCCTATTCAATCTCAGGTTGAGGTGCTGGGGGCGGCGCTGCCTTGCCGCCGAAACCGGTGACGACGGGCGCCGAAGCGAGTTGCGGCTCGACACGCTGCACCGGCGCATGAGTCGGCGACGGTGGTGGCGACTTAGGCGGCGTCGGATCCGTCCAATCGCTGGCCTTGGATACGCCAGGTGGCGGGTCGATCAATTTGGCGACGCCATCTTTTCCTTTGATGGCCAAGAGCGTTGCCAAGGCGCCCAATATGTATTTCGACATATCGGAGAGCAACATAAAGAATTGCTTGTCCGCTGGCGCAATGCCCACCATCGGCTGCGTTACGAACACGACCGAATACATGGCCAAGCTCGACATCATCAGCAGCACGACGCAAAACGTCGCGCCGATGATTAGCTTGATGATCGAATCAATATGGTCAGGAGTCCACTTCATGGTTTCTGTTCCTCCGGCTTAAAGTCAGACGCGGGCAGCAACTGATCGGGGCAGGTGCCAGTCAAAGCGCAAGTTGGGCGTTGGCACTCGGGCTTGCTCCAGTTTTTGTTATCCATACAAGGGTAACGGAAACGGTCTTCGCAGCCGACTAGCCAGACGACGCCGATCAGACTAAGCGCCAAAAATATGAAGCGCATGATCATAGTGTTTTTTCCTGTCTTCAAGACCAATCGTGCCGCCGTTGATGCGCTTGGTCATGCCAAGAATATCGCCGGCGTCCGCAAACTTGTTCAGGTTGTTCGTCTCCCAGAACCAGCAGGCGCTCTGCGCTGCGCCTTCGAACGTGCCTAAGTACTCTGGCACGTCGTCGATGCTCATCTCCAGGGAGTCAGCAAAAGCCTGATAGTTTGATCGTCCAGTAAGCTGAATAAGCCCACGGCCGCGAAAACGATAACCGTCCCCGCTAGACTCATTGCCGTTGCCCATACGGTTAGCATAGATAAGATTTGCAATGGCCTCTTGTTTGTTAGGCCGCGCGCAATACTGATTAGCTGTGACATCGTCAGAAAAATATTTCGGGAATAAGCGCCGCAGCGCCTGGGGTTTGTAGTTAAGGTTTTCGACGATGCTGGAAAAGCCACCCGACTCATGCGCACACTGGGCTAAGAACGCCGCCATGCGCTTCGGGGTGTTGATGTCGTAATCGGGAAAGAGTTGCGCAAGCGCGCGGTGCCAGTACTCGACGTACTTATTCTGTGGAATGATCTGACGTAGTTGGGCTTCGGTAATCATCTGCCGTACATCCTTTCAACTTGAATTTCACGCCGCAATTCCCGCATCTTTCTAACCTCTTGCACCGCCGCCTGCGTTGCGACATACATGTCGTAGTACATGAACGCCAATATGGGCATGACGATGAAAAAGGTCAGCAACACGGCCATGACGGTGATTAGTAGTGACCAAGGGATGTCTTCATCATCGCGCTTCTTGTCGTTAGCCACATTAGTCCCACTCCCCACAGCACTACGAAAACGACCGCCGAAATCCATGTTATTTTGGCTCTTAGTTCCGCTATTTTTCTTTTGCGTCGCCATCTCGCCATCTGAATCAGTTTAAGCTCTTCTGCGTGTGCCTGATCTTGCTCGGCCACGATGGTCTGCCACATCTCTTCAAACTTGCTCCAAAGTGAGCCCAATTCTGGCGGGCTACGGTACACCATCGTTTCGCGTATCTCCGCCAGCATGGCATCTAATCGTGTCGTGATGATGATACGGCGCAGCGCCCGGCGACCGATGCTCTCCTCACCCTTGTACACTTTCTTGCCTTCTACCTGCTCGGCTAACAGCGCCTTGCTCAACGCGTCATACGAGTCCATCAACGCGCCCAACTGGTTGCCAATCTCGGTGTACACGTCGTTCGGATCGGCCTTAGCGATCTCCTGGACGCGCTGCACCTCGGCGTTGTACTTCTGCTTCTGCTCGACGGTCGGATTGCCGCCCGTTACTTTATCGAACTGCGCACGCAAATCCTTCAGTACTTCTGACACCTCGCCGCTGGCGCCCTTGATGTCCTTGTAAAGCTGGCAGCCCTTCTTGACCGCTGCGACTGCGGCGTTTGCAGCGGCAAGAAGGGTTAGTGGATCAATTTTTTACTCCATAACGCCGGGCGGTATAACAGGTCTGCGCTCTTGTCGGTTGTACTCGAACACTGTCTGCGGACCTGCTACAGCACCTGTGTACGGCGCGGCTGCGCCAAACAGTCGTCCGCCGGCTTGCATACTTGGTGTACGCGAACGCAGTAATACGTCAATCGCGCGTTGCCCTGGTTCGGAATACATCACACGGCCGGCTACGGCCGCAGGTATTCCATACTCTGGTCGGGAGGCCATACCGAATAGCCCCGCGCCACCAAACGCATATCGGCCAGCAAGCGTCTCGCCCGCTTCGTCACCAAGCACTTGCATAGCTGCATCAGATATCCGTTGCGACCGCGCGGTTCCTTTTGCATACGCGGACTTGTTCAGTGTCTTATCGCCTTGACGAACGGCGGTAGAAAACTGTTTTGGTGTAAATACGCCGTTCAGCGCGCCGGAGTTGGCTGCCGCGACTTTGACCGCGCTCAAGTCGCCATACGCGGTATCAACGCGGCGCAGTTGCGGGGTTAGCTTTGGGTTCTGGTTGTACAACGATTTCTTAAATTCAGAAAGCACACCAAACAAAGCGTCGCCTATAGAGCGTTCAGTGTCCGTAGTGCTCGCCATCAAACTAGCTGCTTTTTTACGCAAGTCAGACTCAATGGCTTTGTACTCTTGACCTGTCATCGGCTTGCCAGAAAACTTACTTAGTGCGATTTCGTTTACATAATCCACCGCATCTTGACGCTGCCGGGGCGACAACAGTCGGGATTTATTTAGCGCGCCTAAGATATTCGATGAGGTGTTAAAGTCCAACGTGAATTTAATCTTGCCGAGTACGTCGTCATACGCATCTGACACTTGCTGTGTCGCGTATTCGATAGCGTCGCGGCCAATGACGTCTGCCGGCAGTTTTGCTTTGATAGGTTTCAAGGCATTATTAATCACGCCTTTGTTGAAGTTAAAAAGAGTACGCTGACGTGCGTCTTGTACGGCGGTGCCGACTAGAGGCATGTACTGCGCAAACTCTTCGACCGATTTAGCGCCTTTACCCAAGGTCTGGCCGGTCGTCGGCGTGACGCCGAGATCACGCATGGTCTGTTCAGCTTTAGACACTAACGGGTTCATAACTCGACCGCCAGCCGCCATTACACGTTCGCCGCCGGCGCCAAACAAACCGCCGAAAGTTACTTGTTCAGTTTTCGCCCCAGCGAAATCCTCGCCAGTTACTGGTTGCAACGCGCCGGTTACTGCACCACCAAAGCCTGCGCGGGCAGCAGCGGAAGTGAAAGGCGCGGCGCGCGCAGCGACAGCGCCGGGGACAATATTCGCGGGGCTTAACATACCGCCGCCTAGTCTTGGGAAGTCAAAACCAGTTTCGCCGGCAGCAGCGCGCTGACGTTCGTAACCCGCCTGTTCAGCGCGAACCATCTCATCCACTTTACGCGCTTCATTTTCAAAGAAACGGCTGACAGGGTTAGGTTGAGCGCCGCCTAATGACGTGCCATAAGCCAGTGCTCGGGGCAACAATTGCGCGCCGCCACTAATTGGGTCTTTTAACCCCATGACAAAACCCGACGTAGGCGCAGCAGCAAGACCGAAATCTTCCGGCTTGGCTAGGCCACCACGTATCGCGCGCTCCATAATCTGCGCGCGGGACGTGCCTTCCGGCACATCCTCGATCACTATACCGTTTGGCAGTTCGACATCCATAGTGGCACCTTAATTAGGAAGATCACCAAATTTAACGCGTCTGGGCGCGCGAGCTGGAGCAGCCGGGGCAGCCGGCGCTGCTTCTGCCGGAGGCGGTAGGGTTGAAGTAAGCGTTTGTTTCTTCTCGCCGCTTTCCGCTTGCCGACGCAGTCGTTCAATACCGCGCTTAATTTTGCGATCCGCTGACTCAAGAATCCGCGCCAACGATGTGGGCTCCAATCTTATGTTGCCGCCCATTACATCAGTTAAATATTTTAATTCTTGGTTAGAATCTTGACCGCCAAAGTCTTTGAGCCGTGGGATAACAATCTCACCTATATCAGAGACAAATTGTTCAGTCCGCGCCACTTTTTCTGGGTCGCCTACTCCAATATATTTAGCGATAAATTTTTTCTCTGGCCCAAACGCGCCGGCATAAATACCCTGTTTCAGAAGATCCCTAGCGTTAGCAATACTGTCTAGCGCGGACTCTTTACCTTTGACATCAACCAATTCGGCGCCAATAAGTTTGCCCGCGGTTTCACTTGCTTTGCCGGTATCAACACTTATGCCGCCAACCGATACCGTAGTACCTTTTCCTTTAGCACGGCCTTCTGTTTCACCTTTAAGGAAAGCGTCCATCAAGGCATTACGTGCGGCGGCATTTTCTGGCGTGTCAGGATAGCGCGCATTCATCACGCGTTCAAACTCACCAAGCTTGGATTGGGTTTCGTTAGATGTTAATTTTCCTAACTTATCTATGTAGGCTTTTTTGTACGCTTCAGACCCTTCTTCGCCTGCGGCCAAAGCAAAGTCGCGGGCAATCTGTTGTTCACGCACTAGACCTTCGGCCTTTATAGGCAGCCCGGCAAGCGTAAATTCGGCTTGCTCAAGTTTTGCATCACGTTCTGGCGACGCGGGCTCGGCTTTCAGCGCCTTGATTTGGCTCTGCAACTCAGCACGCGCGCCAGCAATCTGAAGCTCTTTTGGTACCGCAGCCGCGCGCCCTTCACGCTGACGCTGCGCCACCAACGCCGCGTCGGCCTGCGCCTTGCGTGCGTAGTCGGCCAAAGCTAACGCGCCTTGTTGATCACCTGAATTGGCTAATTGACGGGCGGCGGCGAGGATCGAGTCAGGGTTGCCCAGGTCGATGTTACCCAGCACCGACTGGCGCGCGCTGATCATGCGCAACTGTGGGTCTTCCGCACCCAGCAAGCCAGCCAAGCCGCGGCCGAACTGCTGACCCGCACGGATCGCGCCGTAGCGGATGTTCTGATACGGATCAAGTTGCGCGAGTTCCGCAGCCTGACGTTGCATCATCAGGTCTTGCTGCTGTTGATACATCTCAGGCGAGGTGAATAGACCTAAAATTTCGCTTGCCATGATGGCTCCTAATTCGTCATCAGTTAAATTACGGCCCCATGTAGCCAGGCGACATGTACTCGGCTTGGCTTGCTGACCACTGCCCCAAATTGTATTGGTCGCGCGGCGTTAATTGACGTCCACCAAATAAATTCTGTACGCCGCTGATAAGTTGTGGGTTACTACTAAGTCCTTGCAAGAACGATGCAGTCGGGTTCAACGCATTCGCTGCCTGCAGGGTTTGCGCTGCCCCCATACCACCAGTTAACAGCGCCTGCGCGCCTGCTGGCGATGCTTGGCGACCACCTAGTTGCGCGCCGATATCCAATGCTTGTTGGCCAAGCGATTCGATATCGCCTGCTGCACCAAGGTAGCCTTGGAACGGTGCGAGTGAGCTGACCAGACCGCGCTGGTAGCCACCCAATAGATCAGCGCCTGTGCCGAACAGCGTAGTGCCGAAGGCCAATTGACGCTGCCCTTCTGTTTGCGATCTAGCGGCCAGCTCTGCATCTTGCTGTGCGATCGCGTTGTAGTACGCCTCCATCTCTGGATTCGTTGCGGCAAGACCCGCACCGCCGCCTGGGCGAAAACCAGTCGCGCCGACGGCTAAACCAGTGCGGCCTGTTTGGAATTCTTGATTACGCAATGCGGCCAACTGACGCTCGCGTTGCGGCGCCAAGATGTCGAGCTGCGAGGTCATATAGCGTTGTGCTACGTCGGCTGGCGACTCGGCCAGATAACGCTCACCCAAACCGAATAGCCGACTGGCAGCGCCAGTCATCGGGGCATACAAACCTGGCGCCTGAGCTAGATAATCAAGCCCGGTGCCGCCAGCCATACCCAGCAGTTCATTTTGATAAGCGCGGAGTTCAGGCGCCAGCGTATAGGATGCGCCCGATACACGGCCGTCGCGGCCAGTGGTGAACTGGCTTTGGCCGAATCGCGTTGTTATGCCTACCGGCCGAAACCGCGCCTCTTCAGCAGCAATCCGCGCGGCTTGAATTTGCGCGTCGGCAGAAGCTTGCGCAGCTCTTCGAGCAGATCGTGATTGCATGGCGCTACCTAGTAGCCCTGCGCCTCCTGTTATAAGCGCGGCGGTAACAGGCATGTCATTCTCCTTTAATCAACACGTTGTCCACTTTGTCTGGGTCTTTCTCGTCAGTCGCGTGGATGCAATACCAAACACAATCATCAATGGCCTTCACGCCGTGCGTGATGCCTTCCTTAATCTCTAAACACGCTGGCGCGTGAATAATCTGAATTTCGTCGCCTACCAGTACTGCTACCTTACCCTTAGCCAGAATCGACAAGTGGCTAAAATCATGCGTATGCTTCAATATCGCCTGCCCTGCGCCAACATGAATCTCTTTGGCGTACAACCCATCGGAAAAATGGTGTGTTATTCCGTTGAGTAAAATATCTACTGACATAGCTTAACTATTTACCCACGATAAATGCTTTCCACCAATATTTACGGCAAATTGTGAAAGTAGGTTTTTCATGGTTAGTCATAAAGTATGTTGATTGTGCCAGCGTCAAACAGGTCTGTACCGTTAACTGTCGTAATTCTTAGCTGGGTAAGCGTGTCGGATAAGGTTTTTGATCCGGAAAAAAAGTTTGGTGAATCTGATGATGATGATGCCCATGTGCCACCACACACAAAAGTATTACTTCCAAGTAAGCAAATAGTCATTAACCCCGATCCAGTTAAACCAGATAGTTGCCCTCTTGTAACCTGAAAACCCGCAGAATTAAAGTTTTCACCACCCCTATTACCTACTGCCCCAGAGTATCCAGTAGTTTCAATACCGCCACTATCGCCAAGTTGAACCTGAATACGGCTGGTTCCACTTGTGCTTACCTCGCTAAACAGTATAGTAATTCGGCTTACTGTCGAAGGAATGCTAGTAAAGTTTACTTCTGTTCCTGAAGCAAATACTTCTGTACCGCGTACCGGTGTAGTTACAGCACCAGTATTACCATTGACACTAGTAACACCTGAATTAGTAATCGTTGGGTTTCCAGATACGCCGTCACCATCAGTTACGGTAATACCAGTCCCAGCAGTAATAGCCCTAGGCGTTAGCGTGTTGGCTGCTGTTCTTACGGCAATACCGTTAGAGGCTGTATCGGCAACAGTACCAAGGTTGACCCGGGCGTTAGCCGCAGTAGACGCGCCGGTGCCACCATCTGCAACTGTTAAGTCTGTTATGCCGGTAATAGACCCGCCGCTAATTGTTGCTGTCGCTATGATTGCCGTGCCAGCAGTAACGGTGCCGGTAAATGTAGGCGATGCAAGGTCGGCTTTAGTAGCTACCGCAGTAGCAATATTATTGAACTCCGTATCAATCTCAGTACCTTTGACAATCTTGGCAGCGTTGCCAGACGCCAAAGAATCTTTTGACGCGAAGTCTGTACTTTTTACATAGTTACTCATGTTACTCGCCCATTCTTAGTGAGAATTTCAATCTTTTGTATAGACAACTCGGAAGCGTTAATTTCTGCTTCATAACCTGTCTGCACAATACGTCCTGACCCAGAACCTTGCGCGTAAAGTGTTTGCAGGGCGATACCGCCAGCGTACTGTGCTACCGGAACACCATTCGCGCCGTACTCAGCAATGCCGTACTCGGATATAGTTTGCGTCGGTATCTGTACGTTTTGAGAGTAAAAATTTTCACTAAAGTCAAATGACCATTTTATAGTGAGAGGTTGGTTAGTACCGCCAACAACTACAACACCGATCCGTTTTAATATTGATGTGACGGCTTGATCACCCAAATCTGCTTGATTGGTGTAGTAGTACAAACGATAAGTGTCTGTATCATCTAAATATCCGTTGTATTTACCTATGTAACCATTCTTGCCTATTAACAAATCGCCGTTGCGCCGTGACAATAAAGCTGTAGGTGCAATGTCGCGCCAAGTCGTTACCCTAGATGATCCATCTTCTAAAACGCCGCGCGTATCGAAAACATAGACAAAATTAGCTGTAGGAAACGTAATCAAGTAAAACGCATTTATCTCTGAATAAACCGCTTTAATGCTAGCTGGGGTTTCGCCAGCTGCCATTTGCACAAGATCATTACGAACATTTTTGCTTAAGTCACGAAACGGCGCAGACTTTTCTTGAATCGTGCGTAGCACCGACCGTACACCGCTGTTCGACAAAAACACAACGTCCGTGTTGGTGTTCTGTACTGAGTCGCGGGCAATGCAGCCGATACCCCCTACCGTGTCATAGAGCGACATTGTTGATGGGGTTGTTGCGCCCTGGTAAACCAGAATTTGTCGCTTACCAAAAATGAACAAGAATCCGTTATGCGCAGCTAACGCAACAATCTCATCTGGCCCATTTGGCCATACGGTATTGACATTAAGCGACCCCGCTGTGCCGGTTGACCAGACGTGGCCTGCAATTAAGTCGGAAAAATACAGCGTCTGTTTATTGCCTGCCGTATTAGCCGCCCAAAGACGACCGTAAGCTGAGATAACGCAATCCGCAGAAGGTACCGTAGCAGCGTAACCTGTCTTTTCAGAAACACGGCGATAGGTTGTGGTGCTTACCGCAGGATCGTAAATTAACGGATCGTGGCCGGTCTGAAAAAAGTACGTTATGTCGTTTAGCGACGCGCATTGCCAGTTGTTGGCCGTGATCGTCGGTGCTGTGCCGCCACCACCATAAGTTAACTCGACGACGGCGTTGCTACCATCGAGCTTGAATAACTTATTGTTGCCGGCAAACAGAATCGTATATGCCCCATCCGCACCGACCAATTCGTGGATCACGCCGACATTATTCGCCCCTAAGTTGCCAGACGACGAATTAACTTTCGACCAGCCTTTGCGAGCGCCGATGCGGCCGTACTGATCGATAACGCAATTGGTGGCTTGCAGCGCAAAACCCGCCGCCAAATCCATCGGCGAATCTTGAGTGTTCAGGCCAAAAAAGCCTGGTGCAGAAATCGTATTGACTTGTAGCGCCTGGCTCATGTCGGCACAAACTCCTGCATCTCAGGAAAGCGAGTCGCCTCCAAAGCTATATAATCAGAAAGCATACTTCTGTAAAGCGCATATGCTTCTGAGGAATTTAGACCGCCATCTTCGCCACGCTCAACCAACGCTCTGGCGTAAGCATTCTGCGCCACCAGCACATCCGGCACCAGCACCGACGTGCTATCCGTCGACAATACTGCCTGCGGAACGGTCAAGAAAAACTTGATGGTGTACACACCGTCAGGCCGACCCCACAGTTGCACTTTAGCGTCGCCGCTGCCGTCGACACCCTCAAAGCAATACTCTGTAGGCACGGCGTTCACAAACGGTTGGAGGTTCTGCTTGCGCCGCATGTCGCCCACCGTGATATTACTCATGACGACGTTGGACGTTGTGTTTAAAGGCTCGCTGCTAACGCGGAACTTCTGGCCAGCGCCGGTCAATGCATACTCGTAAACACTTGCGGAAGTGGTGACCGTGATTTCAGTACCCAATGCGTTCCAATCGTAGGCATCCTCGATCTGGCGCTTGGCGTCATTGACAAATTTGCCGATGAGCTGAGAATAGGCTGTCAGGTTGACCGTAGTGACGGTCTGCTCCCGCAGCCGGAGTAACACATCGTTGACGAGTTCTAAGTAGGTCATTTGCTTTTCGCCTTATTCCTTGCGGAAATAGCTTTAGCTTTTGCCTTTGCATCCGCCTTGGATGATGCGCCCCATGCATTTAAAGATAACAATAGCCTTGTCGGCTTGCCATCTTTACGCTCGGCGCCGGGCATGTTGCCCATCCTGGCGAGAAAAGAAGCTCGTCTCGGGTTATCGCCAGTTTTCACCGGCGCTTTCAGGGATCCCCCTGTTTCTGCATTATAAGACGCCCGACCGGTGGCATTCAAGCCGCCCTTTGGATTCTGGCCGGCTTTACGTTGCCACGCGGGTGTCTTCATTTTTTCCTCGGTTTGGCCGTTTTAGCTGAGTCTTTAAACGCCTGCGCAGTCGGCGCGCCTTTGGTGCCCGGCTTTCTCATCTTCTCGCCGGAGCCCGCCGCGATACGTTTGCGCTTGGCGTTGATATTGGCGTACAGGCCGGGTTTCATTTCTTGGCCTTTTTCTTAGCCATGCCGGCCATGCTCAAACCGATCGCAACCGCTTGTTTCTGCGGGTAGCCTTCCTTGCGCAGTTTGCTGATCTTGGCCGAAGCAGCTTCCTGCTTGCCTTTTTTCGTGTAGGGGTACTTCTTTCCGTCGACCATTGGCATGATGTCACCCTTTAAAAAATAAACGATCTGCAACAAAAGTCATAACACCACCAATGGCAGACGCGATTGACATGCCAACCCAAAATCCACCTTTGGATTTATTGGCCATCTCCAGCAACTGCTTAATGTCGCTCCGCATGGCGTGAACCTCTAGTTGAAGCGCTTCTACCTGCGCTTCCAGCTTGCCGAACTCTCTTGGGTCAATTTCTGACATGATCTTTCCTTGGACGGCCGGGACGGCGCGCGTACTCTGGCGGCGTCATAGCAATCTGTCTAGTTTCATCCTCCACGGGAGCGTCTTCATCAACACGGACGTATCCAGCGTGGCCTTTCATGCTGTCTATATCGTGCTGGAGCGTAAACGTAACAGTTTGCCCGCTTTGCAAACAGCGGAATGTCGCGGCCATGTTGCCTCCAGAGGTGAGTTCGGGGGCCGAAGCCCCCGGGTATTACGCCAACGAGCGAACAACGACCAGACGAAGCGTGGCAGAGGCCAAATCGACCGTACCGCCGGTTTCATTCTGGAAACGGATGCTGACCGTATCGGCTGCGCTGACATACGCAGTCACGATCAGACCCGCCACGTCCACGGCCAGCGACGCGCTCAACACCATGTCGCCCAAGGCAACGCCTGGGACAGCTACGGTATCGGTGTCGCCTGCGCCGTCAGACAAACTGTCGGCGTTTAGCGTCGCGCGGACGAGCCAAGTATTAGTGTAAAGACCGCGAAACTGGTCATTGCCAGCACGGACGGTCACGGAAGTAGCATTTGCCATGATGTTCTCCTAATTAGGTTAAAGACCCCCGGCTTTCACCGGGGGCGTTCAATTAGGCTGGAACAGCCAGAGCGAATGCCGAGGACGAGAGAGCTGCGCCAGTGGTGGCCGCAGTACGCATAGCTTTTACGCCGTACAGGGTGTCAGCAGTGAACAGGGTACCGAGGTATTCCTGCTTGTACTGAGTCTGCGAACGGATCGCCATTTGCTCAACCAGCACCATCGAATCACGGTGGCCCATCAAGCAGATACGGTCAGTGCCCGAGCTACCAGCCCCGAAGTCGGC